AGTTTTACTATTGCAGAGACACTTGGGAAAGTGAAGAAGATGATGTTGTGAAAGCAGTCAAATGGTTTGTAGCGGCGAGACAATCTTTTAGCGGTAAATTTGGACAAAGCTGGGGTTTCATCGTAACAGAAACTGTTAGAGGAATGCCATCAACTACAAGTAAATGGATAAGTGCTATAGAATTGTTGCCACAGGTTTGCGATAGGCTATTTAGAGTTCAAATAGAACATAAAGATTTTAGAGAAATAATTACAGCATATGACACAGAAGAGACATTCTTTTACCTCGACCCGCCATACGTTCCATATACAAGGTCTAGCGGCAAATACAATCATGAAATGTCAATAAAAGACCATGAAGAATTAGTTGAAATGTTATTAAAAATTAAAGGAAAGGCTATGTTATCTGGATATGATAACGAAATATATAATAAATTAGAGCGTAATGGTTGGTATAAGTTGTGTTTTGATGTCGTTTGCAGTGCGGCTGCTAGAACACGATATACTAATTTAAAGGGGAAGAACTCTGTAATAGAGAACCAGCGTCGCACAGAATGTGTATGGCTAAGTCCTAATTGCGAAACTATACCTAAAACACAATTAGAATTGTTATAATTAACAATGAAAAGAGGTGGAAGTGTTGATTAAATACTGGGAGGAGATAATGAAGAAGCAAAGTGCACACGATTATGTTTACTGTCCTGAATGTGGAACTCGGGTTATACACGAAAGCGGCTGTGTAGTGTGTCCTAGCTGTGGGTGGGGTTTGTGTGGCTAAGCGACTAAGAGCTCCCTTTCCTTGGTATGGAGGAAAACATTATATGGTAAACAAACTATTGCCTTTAATACCGAAGCATCATACATATGTTGAGGTATTTGGAGGCGCTGCCAACCTCTTATTAGCAAAAGAACCTTCTCCTGTAGAAGTCTACAATGATATTGACAGTGGGTTAGTAAACTTCTTCAGAGTTATCAGAGACAAAGACAAATTTAAGCGGTTTTATGAGCAAGTGATGTTAATTCCTTATTCACGTGAGGAATACTATTATTGTAGAGATACTTGGAGAGACGAAGAAGATGATGTTTTAAGAGCTGTAAAGTGGTTCGTGGCTGCAAGGCAAAGTTTTAGCGGTGTTTTTGGCGGTGGTTGGGGGTATTCTGTATCTCGTTCCAGAAGAGGAATGTCTGGAACAGTAAGTGGTTATTTGGGTGCGATAGAAACATTGCCAGATATTGCAAATAGATTTTTGCGTGTTCAAATAGAACACAATGATTTTAGAAAAATAATTGCAGCATATGATACACCAAATACTTTTTTCTATTTAGACCCACCATATGTGTTGGAGACACGTATTGGCGGCGAAGTTTATTCTAATGAAATGACATTAAGCGACCATGAAGATTTAGTAGACTTATTATTACACATTAAAGGTAAAGCAATGTTATCTGGGTATGAACACAATGTTCATAAACCATTGGAGCAAGCTGGTTGGATAAAAATAAAAATAGAAGCGTGGTGTCACGCTACTGGAACTACTAAGGGAACAAAACACTTACAAAACAAAGAAAATAGGGAAAAGCTTAAACGCACAGAGTGTGTATGGTTAAATTATAACGTGGAGGTACAATCATGAAACCATGGGCGGAAAAGTTTTATAAAAGCAGAGCTTGGCAGGAGGAGAGAGATAGACAGCTTATGCAAGCCATAAGGGAAATACAAAGACGGCAGGAGGAAAAGGCATTGCCATTCTGGAGTTACAAAGAAATCCAAATAGATTATTCATCAACCTTGGAAGCTTCGGAGGCAATCAATATTTTATCTGAAAACTTTAAAAAGAAGACATGTGGGCCGAAATTACTGGAGAAAATATAATTACTCTCTATATTAATCAAGTTNATTNCAATAAATTAAAGAATTTAGAATCTGGTAATAAGGTGATAAGTAAGATAATAGAAGCNATAGAAAGCATAAGAAGCTATGGAATTAAGGGAGGAAAACGTATTTTTGTAGGTTATGATAGTGAGAANAAGGTTGTAAACAGAAAGCAAAAAGAGCGAGAAAGAGGAAAATATTTCTATGCGCAGGACCATGAATACATAAAACAGAACAACCAATTGCCAGATGAATTCATTGATAAGATAATCTGCGGTGACAGTGAGGAAGTGCTAAAGGGTTTACCAGATAACTGTATAGATTTAATTGTCACTACTCCACCTTATAATTTTGGACTTGAATATGATACGCAAAAGGACGGTTATTTCTGGGATGGTTATTTTGATAAACTTTTCAAAATTTTTGATGAGTGTATTAGAGTTCTGAAGTATGGTGGAAGAATTATTGTGAACATCCAACCATTATTTTCAGACTATATCCCTACTCATCACATTATTAGCAATTTTTTCATGGAACGTAAACTGCTTTGGAAGGGTGAAGTAATTTGGGAGAAAAACAATTATAACTGCAAATATACTGCTTGGGGAAGCTGGACGAGCCCATCGAATCCTTATTTAAAGTACACTTGGGAGTTTTTAGAGATATTTTGTAAAGGAACATTGAAAAAGGAGGGTAGCAAAGATAACATAGATATCTCCGCTGATGAGTTCAAAGAATGGGTCGTGGCAAAATGGGCTATTGCTCCTGAAAAAAACATGGCTAAATATGGGCATCCAGCCATGTTTCCGGAGGAATTAGCTAAAAGAGTTATCAAGCTTTTTAGTTATAAAAATGACGTAATATTAGACCCATTCAATGGAGTAGGCACAACAACTGCTGTAGCAAAAAAACTGGGTAGGAAGTTTTTAGGTATAGACATTTCAAAAGAGTATTGTGAAAAAGCTTCAGATAGAGTAAATCAAATTATTCTACCATGATATATGATTGGAGAGTGAAAACAGATGCTAACACCAACAGCGCAGAGTAATCTCATTAAAATAGAACAGTGTTTAGAAAAAATCAGGACAGCAAACAGAGAAAAAGATATAGAAAAACTAGCAAAATACACTGAACAGTTAGATAAAGTAGCATACAAAATAATGATAGAAGTTTATTTTTTAAATAAAAAACTTAAGAAACAGCAGACGGATAACAGGTGGGAGAGAAATCAATGAGTAATAAAGTAGATAGGCATAGTCGATTTTTAGATTTATTAAAAGAAATATATGGAGAAAAATTTGCAGAATTAACAATAGAAACCAATTTTTTGGAAATACAGGTAAACAGTATGATGGAAAGAGTGCTTGATTCAAGACAACAACAAATACTGAGATTACGTTTTGGATTAGATGATGGACAACCTCGTACACGAAAAGAGATAGGAAATATTTTTGGATTATCAATAGAGAGAATACGTCAAATTGAAATTAAATCTTTATGTAAGTTAAGAGTCTTAGCGCGATGTAAAAAGCATAGAAAGTTAGGAGAATTGTTAGAACAACTTAATAGGGGATCAAAAAAAGAGAAACTAACAAACAAATACACTGTTCCTGAAATGTGCCAAGATTGTACTTTGTATTATGGTGAAGGATGGCGATGCCCTGTCCAGGAAGAGCCAGGTTGGTTGTATGAAAAATATGGAACATGCTGGTCGAAGAGGACTGACCCGAAGGTCGATAAGAAGATTGCTGTTGATATAGAGAGGTATATAGAGAGATATAAGGGGATAACGATATGAGCAATAATTGGCGGGATATAGTAGAAAACCTGAAATATTATTGTGCTTATTGTGGGCATGAGGTTTTTCAGGAACAAAGGCAAGACATCTGATGTGATGCGTGTTTTTTGCATAAGAGGCATAAGAGGCAGGAAGGTAAATCGGTATAAAGGCAGGTGAGTGAACATGCAGCCTGATGTATGCCGGAAATGTATAGAGAGATGGTTGTGTATAGATAAATGGGGCATGAGATGCAACCGGAACGGCGGCAAGAAAATTCCGAGATTTCGCAGAACTGATAATAAAGGACTCTATGTAGTAACAGCGGGACCAGGGGAAGAGATCCGGGTTTATAAGGACCCAAGGAGGGAGAGCGCATTTGATCTCTATCTATGAATATGTATGGTGGGCGCAACCGTGGGTGCAGCACGAACTAATAAAAAGAGGGTTGTTGAGCAGGGAATTTGCGATCCCCCGAAAACCGGAAATTACTCTCACCTTTGCTGAGGCTGTCGAGCTCATGAGGCATGACAGCTACCGGAGAATCAGGGGAGCAATCAGGCAGATGGGGAACACGGTGGTGATCACATGAAGCCACTGGATAAAGAAATAGCACAGGACAGGCGGGTTGTGGCTGAATGGCTTCTGTGGTATGAGGAACGGAAACAGGAATATGAAGAACTGAGGGAGGAGATCCTTGAATCTTCTCCCGCTCCCCTCCATGATCGTGTGCCGGTGAAGGGGAAAATAAGCGATATAACAGGGCAGAAGGGGTCAATGCTGGGAGACAAAGGAAAAATAGAGGAATGGCTGAATTTGTGCGAAGAGATAGAAAAAAGATTGCCCTGGAAGATGCAGATACTTTTGAGGTTGAAACGGAAGTACAAGGTAGGAGTCAAGGGAAGGCCGGTTAGGTGGTTGATTGCATTAGAGTTGTCAGAAGAGATTAGCCGGAAGATCGGAAAAGAGTGGTATATAGGTGAGGACGGGGTAGACAAGTGGTGGCAGAGGGTTGTTACATATGCGGTGGTTTTGGCAGCAAAAAAGGGGTTGGTAAAATAAAAAGAGGCCGGGGTTAATCTGGCAACCCCGACCTTTGTCTTTCCTTTTTGTATGAGTGTAATAGGCATCACTCAACCTTTATTCCTGTAATTAAATAGAACTTTTGAGGATCGAAATTGGGAATATTTTTGATAACTTGTTTTTCATGCTCTGTAAGTCCATCCCACCATTCAATGAAACAATCACTGGTATCCATCTCTTTTAAATACCCACCAGTGATCTTGTATTCGGGGTGTTCGGCTTTCTCTTCATCAGTCATTTCATCAACCCAAATCCATCTAGCGGGTACAAATCGTATTTTCCGTAAAATTCGGTAAGCTTCTGAAGATCTCCATTCTTCAAATGTCATGTCTGTTTCCTTGTCAAAAAATCTTAATTTCTGGCTTTGAGTGTTAAAACACCCCAGCGTGTATGATGCCTTATTAAAATCACCGATGTTGCTATCACCGGAGTTGAAATCACCGGTGTTCCAATAGCCGGTGTTGCAATCACCGGTGTTCCAATTGCCGGTGTTGCAATCACCGGTATTGTAATTGCCAGTGTTCTTATTGCCGGTGTTGTGATCACCGGCGTTGCAATCTCCGGTGTTCTTGTTACCGGTGTTCCAATAGCCGGTGTTGAAATTGCCGGTGTTGTAATCACCGGCGTTGCAATCACCGGTGTTGCAATTGCCGGTGTTGCTGTTTCCGGCGTTCCAATCACCGGTGTTCTTGTTACCGGAATTCCCCTTTCCAGTATTAACACTGGAAAGGAGCTCTTCCAAAGTAGTTTCACGCACTATGAGAATCTTATCGGGATTAAAATCTTTACTCATTAGACAGACCTCCTTTTCCCGCGCCCTTTCCCCCGGCGCGGTGGGGTAGATTTTCTGGAGCTTCTCCGCTCCCGCCCGTCCTCTCTCTCGAAAGGACGGAAAGCAGGGGAGAAACCTATTAGCTAGGATGTGCAAGGCAGGGGGTCTTTCGGTGTCACTGTCCCCGCCTCGATGTTCCAAAAACAACCTCTCTTTCTATTTTTAACCCTCCTTTAACTTTATTTGATCTAGAGAAATACAATCCTTATAACTATAACCTTCATGCATTTTAAAAATTTCAAACCTAATATAATCCTCTAATTTGATCCTTTTCCCTTTCCAGGTATCCTCAACTGTATTGAAACTATCAATTTTCCCTTTAAGAAAGGGAAAATTTTTAAACAGGTTTCGCTCTAATCTATAAATTGCCCGCCGACCAACGCGGGCGTAATCGGCATCAATAAATAAAGTTACTTTTCCACTCTCGGCGATATGAACCATAAACTCTCTAGGTTCCCTATATGGCCGTCGTTCTGCCTCATAAGAATCCTTTATAACTTTGTGTAGGTATTTATATAGCCTTAAAATTTCCTTGTATCCTTTTCTTGCTACTAACCTTCTTGTTTCTTCCACTTCTCCTTCTACTTTTTCAAATTTAAGAATTCGTCGATCTTTTCCTAAATCAAAAGATTTATAATATGGATGCCAGGTATAAATAGTACATCTACTAACTTTTTCCTCACCAACAACAAAAATGCTACTAATTTCCGCTACAATCACCCTCGGTAAAAAGTCAATACATTCAATTTTTTCTACCTTAACTTTATCACCAACAGAAAATTTTTCTCCGTTTATAAATATTTCATTGACATACCTTGCTTTTACACTGGCCTCGTCAGCCATTTCCTGTAAAAGAATATCTGCAGGAGCAGGTCTTAACCTATCGCCAAAAGTTTCCATCCTTTTCTCCTTTCTCCGCGCCTTTTCCCCCGGCGCGGTGGGGTATATTTTTTCGGAGCTTCTCCGCTCCCTTTCCGGCCCTCTGGCGAGGACCGGGCAGGCAGGGGAGAAACTAACCACGAATTTTCTTTTTTCTCCAGTAACCGAAACTCCAACCGCCGGATAGGCAGAGGGGTAGTATTCTTCCCCGCGTGTAATAGGCATCACTCAACCTTTATTCCTGTAATTAAATAGAACTTTTGAGGATCGAAATTGGGAATATTTTTGATAACTTGTTTTTCATGCTCTGTAAGTCCATCCCACCATTCAATGAAACAATTACTGGTATCTTGCTCTTTTAAATACCCGCCGGTTGTTTTATGTTCAGGGTGCTCAGCCTTTTCGGCTTCTGTCATTTCATCAACCCAAATCCATCTAGCGGGTACAAATCGTATTTTCCGTAAAATTCGGTAAGCTTCTGAAGATCTCCATTCTTCGAAGGTTATGTCTGTTTCCTTGTCGAAGAATCGGAGCTTCTGACTTTGAGTGTTAAAACACCCCAGCGTGTATGATGCCTTATTAAAATCACCGATGTTGCTATCACCGGAGTTGAAATCACCGGTGTTCCAATAGCCGGTGTTGCAATCACCGGTGTTCCAATTGCCGGTGTTGCTGTTTCCGGTATTGTAATTGCCAGTGTTCTTATTGCCGGTGTTGTGATCACCGGCGTTGCAATCTCCGGTGTTCTTGTTACCGGTGTTCCAATAGCCGGTGTTGAAATTGCCGGTGTTGTAATCACCGGCGTTGCAATCACCGGTGTTGCAATTGCCGGTGTTGCTGTTTCCGGCGTTCCAATCACCGGTGTTCTTGTTGCCGGTGTTCCTGTTTCCGGCGTTCCAATCACCGGTGTTGCAATCACCGGTGTTCTTGTTACCGGAATTCCCCTTTCCAGTATTAACACTGGAAAGGAGCTCTTCCAAAGTAGTTTCACGCACTATGAGAATCTTATCGGGGTTAAAATCTTTACTCATTAGACAGACCTCCTTTTCCCGCGCCCTTTCCCCCGGCGCGGTGGGGTAGATTTTTCTGGAGCTTCTCCGCTCCCGTCCGTCCTCTCTCTCGAAAGGACGGAAAGCAGGGGAGAAACCTATTAGCTAGGATGTGCAAGGCAGGGGGTCTTTCGGTGTCACTGTCCCCGCCTCGATGTTCCAAAAACAACCTCTCTTTCCATTTTTAACCCTCATTTAACTTTATTTGATCTAGAGAAATACAATCCTTATAACTATAACCTTCATGCATTTTAAAAATTTCAAACCTAATATAATCCTCTAATTTGATCCTTTTCCCTTTCCAGGTATCCTCAACTGTATTGAAACTATCAATTTTCCCTTTAAGAAAGGGAAAATTTTTAAACAGGTTTCGCTCTAATCTATAAATTGCCCGCCGACCAACGCGGGCNTAATCNNCGGCATCAATTAATAAAGTTACTTTTCCACCGGCGATAAGAACCAAAAACTCTCTAGGTTCCCTATANGGCCGTCGTTCTGCCTCATAAGAATCCTTTATAACTTTGTGTAGGTATTTATATAGCCTTAAAATTTCCTTGTATCCTTTTCTTGCTACTAACCTTCTTGTTTCTTCCACTTCTCCTTCTACTTTTTCAAATTTAAGAATTCGTCGATCTTTTCCTAAATCAAAAGATTTATAATATGGATGCCAGGTATAAATAGTACATCTACTAACTTTTTCCTCACCAACAACAAAAATACTACTAATTTCCGCTACAATCACCCTCGGTAAAAAGTCAATACATTCAATTTTTTCTACCTTAACTTTATCACCAACAGAAAATTTTTCTCCGTTTATAAATATTTCATTGACATACCTTGCTTTTACACTGGCCTCGTCAGCCATTTCCTGTAAAAGAATATCTGCAGGAGCAGGTCTTAACCTATCGCCAAAAGTTTCCATCCTTTTCTCCTTTCTCCGCGCCTTTTCCCCCGGCGCGGTAGGGTATTTTCGGAGCTTCTCCGCTCCCTTTCCGGNCCTCTGANGNGGNCCGGAAAGGCAGGGGAGAAGCTAAAACGGCCACTCCCCTNAACNGTATCAACCGCAGTAGGGGCTACCTTCTTGACAGAAGGCCCAATGAATACCGCTTCCACAGGTGCAGGGCCTTTCCCCTGAATCTGATGAATCTTCCCGCACTTCTGCAGTTAAATCAGTAAAATCGACCTTTTCCCCGGAAGCAGTGTAAACTGCCAATTCAGAATGGAAAAATCCATCTCCCCCCTCGGCCACCAGAAGCAAAGCGTTTCCTGGCAGCTCCCAACAACGAGCTGCCCTCTTTGCAGCTTCTCCCATCGAAGCGGCGTTAATAGCGATCCAATCTCCATTTCCTTGCTGCTTCACAATGTACCTTTTCATTTTCATTTTAAGACCTCCTCCTTTGTTTTTCCTGTACACATTATAGCATGTTGCTTACTCGCTGTCAAGCATCTTTTTAAAAAAATTAAAATTTTTTTCGTCCTAAAAATCCAGTAACCATGCGGTTTTGCGGACTTCGACAAAAATAGTCAAAAAATTTTAAGTAAAGAGAATTTCTTCATATTTCGCATTGAAAAAAAATATTCTTCGGATACGAAGAATGAGCGAAAAATCATGGTAAGATGGTAGTAGGTAAAAATGTATATCAAAGGAAGGCACTCCAGCCGGGGGTTGGGTGCTTTTTATTTTGCCCACGGTGCGGCCACACCGTCTGAGACGAAGCAGCAGGAGCCTGGAGTTTCCGCTCCTTCGCCGGGTTTTCTGCTGCTTTTGTCGAGGGCAAAGAAAGAAGGAGTGGGAAAATGAAAAGAAAACAAGGAAACTATATACAGTTATCGCGGAAGCTTTTTAATGACCCAGCATGGCAGAAGTTGTCCAGGACTGCGAAATGGCTTTATGTGGTACTGAATGAGCTAGAGCATCGATTTACCGGGGCAAAAGTCGATTTTTTTTACCGGTCTAATGAAGAACTTGCAAAAGATGCCGGAATGAGTTTACCCACGCTAAAAAGGGCAAAAAAAGAGCTGATAAAAGCAGGGCTAATCGAAACCTGGAACATGCATTGGGAGGACCCTGAGACGGGGAAATTATCAGAGCAACATGTTACCGCATTTAGAATTTTGGAATAGGCAAAGGTAAAAAAATGAGCCTTTGGGCAAAGGTAAAAAAATGAGCCGGGGGCAAAGGTTCAAATTTTGACCACTAATTAAGAATAGATCTTTTAATTAAAAATAGATCTATTAATATTTAAGATTTAGTAAATAACATATCCGATTTCTGACGAAATCGGAGAATGAGTTTTAAAAAATATCACGAACAACCTAGTGACATCATGTCACTACCATGGAGGTGGTGATAGTGGCAGACAAGAAAGAGCAGGAAATTATCGAGAAAAACGAGAGCGAGTTTCGGCATATATCGCATATGAAAAAGCGCGCCTTCCTAGCGGCTTTCGCAGAATGCGGAACTGTTACGCACGCTGCAGAAATAGCAGGAATTTCCAGGCGGATGGTGCAGTACTGGAAAAAGGATGATCCGGAGTTTGCAGAAGCGTTTAGGATTGCCGAAGAAAAGGCAGCGGACCGGCTTGAACAAGAAGCGTGGCGGCGGGCCATCGAGGGAGTAGCCGAGCCCGTGTATCACAAGGGAGAGGTGGTCGGCTATATTCAAAAATTTTCAGACACCCTGCTTATATTTCTCCTGAAAGGTGTACGTCCCGAGAAATACCGGGAGCGGGTGTCTCAGGAAATCACCGGGAGAGGCGGCGGACCTATTGAAGCCAGTATCCGGGCTGAAGTGTCCAAGCTCACGCCTGAAGAACGAAAACAGCGCATAGATGAACTGCTGAAAAAGAGGGAGCAGGAAAATGTCACTGACGGAAGCTGAAGAACTCGAACTTTTGTTCTTGCTTGAACAGGAAGCGGCCGAATCTGACATTGTGGAATGGATTAGGGCAAATCAGATTGTGAACGAGAAGGGCGACCCAATCGAGTTTGAGAAGCACCGTTTCTTGGTAGACATATACCGGGACGAATCGCCGAAGCTGTGCGTTATGAAGTGTTCCCAGGTTGGCCTTTCTACTGCGGCCATCCTGAAAGAATTTTATATGGCCGGGAAACGTGGTTACAACTGCATCCACACTTTGCCCACTGATGATGATGTACGGGCCTTCGTCAGGTCCAAAGTGAACCCGATCATTGAGCGAAATCCGGCCATCAGGGAGAAACTTATAGGGAGCACCGACAACATCTATCAGAAGCAGGTAGGGGAGTCATTCATCTTCTGGCAGGGCACGAAGGGCGAAAGCAAAGGTATCATGATCACTTCTGATCTGAACTTCCATGACGAGTTGGATAGGTCCGACATCGGGAAGGTAGAAACGTATCATTCCAGGCTGGCACACAGCCAATTTAAGGGGGAGTGGTTCTTTTCAAACCCCAGCCGTCCCAATATTGGCATAGACGTTTATTGGCAAATGTCGGACAAAAAGCGCTGGCATGTGAAGTGCCCGCACTGTNGGGAATGGCAGGATTTGGATTATTTCGTGAACGTATGCCGGGAAAAGAAAGCCTTCATCTGCCGGAAGTGTCGGGGAGTGCTGGATGATGAGGCCAGGATGAATGGCGAATGGGTAGCAGAGTATCCGGGCCGGGAGTGGTCCGGGTATCACATATCCCAGCTTATCGCGCCGTGGATATCTGCAGCGGAGATCCTCGAGCAGGAACAGACGAAAAGCCAGGAGTATTTCTACAACTTCGTTTTAGGTTTGCCGGTGATAGGTGGGGCCAACAGCGTGAGCCGGTCCATCATCCTGCAGAACTGCACGCTGGACATGAAGAAGAAACCTCGTTTCAACCTGCTGGGCGTTGATGTCGGGAAGGTTCTTCACTGCGTGCAGGGGAATGAGTGGGGGATTACGAAGGTTTTTACCCTGCCGGACTGGGATTCACTTGAAAAATACTTCCGGCAGCAGGGTATCAATCTGTGTGTGGTTGACAATGCGCCGGATACCGAAGAAGCAGCGCGGTTTGTGAAGCGTCATCCGGGCCGGGCGTATCGTGCCATCTATGACTACGATGACAAGCGGAAAGAAGCTGTCGAATTCATCGAAAGGGGCGAAAAATCCGGCATAGTCAGGATTCATCGAACCCGCGCTATTGATGCGCTGATTGAAACCTACGAAAAATCGGAAGTGTCGGTTTTCCTGAAACCGAATGACCCGCAGCTTGTAGGGAAGCAGAAGGCGGGAGTTATAGAGGACTGCCTTTGTGACCATTGGGAAACATTGTATATCATTGGTGAGGATGGCGTAGACAAGAACCTGGTTAAGAAAGACAAGATGGGGAATGTCATTCGGACATGGGAGAACGCAGGGCCGGATCACTTCGTTCATGCGAATGTTTACTATGAGGTAGCAAGGCAGAAGAAACTACCGGCAGCCAACATGCCGGTAGACCTGCCCAGGAGTGTTCCCAGAAGCAGGTTGAGCAGTTATACAGGATATTAAAGGCGGTGTTTATATGCCTTACAAATCCGAAGCGCAGAGGCGCTTTTTTAATGCGAATAGAGCGATGTTAGAGGCACAGGGCGTGGATGTTGACGAATGGAACCGGAAAAGCAGGGGGATGAAGTTGCCTCTGTTTGCTAGATTGGTCAGGAAGAAACGGAGAAAAAAGGGGGTGAAGCGGTGAGCAAAGAGGACAGGAGAGAGAAGCAGAAAAACCTGATACTGTCACGGTTTCATTGGTCCCAAAAGTGGCGGGCACCCTGGGATGTAAAGTGGCTGCGCTGGTACAAACTGTACCGGGGAGTAGTGCCGGAACTGCCGGACTTTGAAAAGGACAGGTCTAATCTGCATATCCCTTATACTTACAGCACGATTGATACGATCCGTTCCAAACTGCTTTCTGCCGTGCTTGCGCATCGCCCCTGGATTTCATTCGTGCCGAAAGACGAAAACGATGTAGAGAACGCAAAGAACATGGAGGCCCTTGTGGACTTCCAGCTTACCAGAACTGATGCTGACAGTATGCTGAAGTTTTATGTACTGATCACCGACATGCTGATCTACGGGGCATGTCCTTTTGAAACCGGCTGGCGGTATGAGACCAGAACCGTAAAACAGAGGGTGCCAGTGACAAGGAAAGGCGTGTTCATAGGATACGATATTCAGGATGTTGAGGTTGTTATATGGGATGATCCAGACTGGCAGCCGTTCTCTATTTATGACCTTTTCCCCGACCCTGAAGGGACATCTATAGAGGATTGCGAGTGGGTTATACGGCGCAAGTATATTTCACAGGAGGAACTAGAAAAGCGGGTTGACCTGGGGATATACAAACTGCAGGGTGACGACTGGGAGCAGATTAAAGAAGGGGCTGACCGGATCAATGAGGGCAAGCAGGACCGGATGGCAGCCATCGGCGCATCATGGGAGACTGCCGGTGCTGGCGGAGATGTGGGCAGCCTCAGGCATGAGCTGTTGGAGATGTGGGAAGATGACCACGTTTCAACACTCATAAACCAGGTGCGGGTTATCCGGGATGAAGAGAACCCGTTCTGGCACGGGAAAAAGCCTTTTGGATTGGCAAAGATTGACCCGCTAAATGGGGAATTTTACGGCTTGTCTGTTGTTGAGGTAATGGAGCACCTGCAGGAAGAGTTAAACACCACCAGGAACCAGCGCATAGACGCCAACAATCTTTCGATTTACGGCATGTGGAAAGCTCTGAAGGACAGCGGGCTTGATCCCAAAGACCTGGTGCCGAGACCCGGCGGTATTATTTGGTTGGATTCTCTTGAAGGGTTGGAAGAGGTAAAACTTACACCGCCTCCTGTTGAGACATATCAGGAAGAAGCGATCATCAAAGAGGACATCCAAGAATCCACAGCCACCTATGCGGAAACAAGGGGAGCAGTTTCCGAAGGTGCCAAGACAGCTACCGAACACGCTATAAGGGAGCGTTCTATATCTATCAGGTTTGACGTGAAGGCAAAGCTATTTGAATCTTGCGGGCTTAAGTGGTTAGGCTTTTTCTATGACCAGTTGAATCAACAGTTTATTGATGGTGAGCGGAAAATACGCTCAAAGGATGAAGAGGGGAATTATAACTTTAATACCTTGAGGCCGGAGAATCTTACCGGAAGGTATGAGTATGTACCTGCCGGATCGAATGTTGAGGCTACACTGTCAAAACTCTCATACAGAGAAGACATCACTGCTCTGTATACACTCATGAAAGATGACCCCGGAGTACGCCAGTACGAACTGAAGAAGAGAGTGTTCGAGGCATACGGCATCAAGGACACTGAAAAACTGCTGAAGTCTGAAAATGAAATTGAGCAGGAGCAGGCAGAGTTAGTGCAGCAGGTTACAGGACAGCAGGGAGCCAATGAGCTGCTACCCGAAGAACAGGCAATACAGAGACAACCTGAACCTATTGGCTTTGAGGCTGTAGCGCAGCAGTTAGGGGGTGGTGGGTATTGGATGAAGTAAAATTAGGTGCTGCGCTTGAGGAAATGACTCTTTCCGAAGGCTGGCGGCACATTGAAGAGTGGATAAAACAGAGGGAAAAGACTATAGTAAACGCTTTAAAGTCCCGAAATTTTACCCGGGTGGCAGAAGTGACGAAACTGCAGGGAGAATTAGAGGCATATTCCAAACTGATTAACGAAGTTAGGCACCGGGTAGAGCAGGGGCAAAAAGCAAGGGAAAAACAAGAATAAAAAGACTGGCAAACAGGAGGAAAAGACTGTTTGTCGCATATTAAGGAGGTTTTATCGTGGGGATGTTTGACGGTTTGGGTGTAAACCCTGACGAATTGACTGATGATGTTTTGACTGCCGGTACTGATGATGGAAAGAAGGAGGTGGAGCAGGAGGAACCGCAGGAAGAAGAGCAGCAGGAACAGGACCAGGTAGAACAGCTAGAACAGCAGCAGGTAGAGCAGCAGAATGAACAGCAAGGGGAACAGCAAGAACAGCAACAGGGTGCGCAGGAAGCACTGCTATTACAGCAGTTGCAGCAGATGCAAGCAAGGATTCAGGAGTTGGAGCAACAGCTACAACAGCCGCAGCAACAGGATGAGCAGCAAGAAGGAGAGGAATGGACTGAAGAGCAGTGGCAGCAGTTTGACGACCAATTTCTGCAGGAATTCTCACAAGCACCAGGACGTGCAGTCTATAACCTGATAGCTAACATGTTGGAGCAGTATGTTAGCCCTTTATATTCGTATCTACAAGAACAAAATGCAGAACAGCAGAAGATGGATGTCATAGAAAACGAGCTTATCGCAATGATTCAGGCTACAGATGCGAAAGGGCAGCCGCTTTACCCTGACATTGAGGAGTTAGCGGATGATTTAGATGCATACCTAGAGGAACATCCTGAACTACTTGATGTCATTGCAGACCAGGGTGTAAGGCGGAGTAAAGGTGAGATTAAAGACGGCGATTTCGGCATATTAGATACTCTCTACCGCGCTGTGAAGGCCGGGGCGGCAGAGAAGTTAGGGCAACAGGCGTATCAACAGGGTCTTCAGCAAGGAGTACAGCAAGTGCAGAACAAAAAAAAGGCAGAGCTCCAAAAATCAGGAGCAATCAACCCGAACCCTGCGCCGACACCGGAGGAACAGGTTATCAATGAGATGATGTCTTTCCGGCGGCATGGGCTGTTCGGGTAATACATTTAAAAGGAGTGATAAAAAATGGCTGTAGGAACCAATACAATTGCAGAACACAGGCTAAGAATAGACATGTCGGAGAAGATTGCGGAGCTTGAGCCAAATGCCAGCCCGCTGATCACTTTGACAAAGAAGATGAAGAGAAGAAGGGTTGTAACTAACCCGGAGTTTAACTGGATGGAGCAGGACCCCGGTAACCGCTGGGATGCGATTAATAATTCTGCTGGTTATAATAACAGCGCAACCGTATGGGCAGTTGACAATGCTGGCTATTTTCGGGTTGGAGATATTGTGCAGGTCCCAAGAACAACTGAAGTTGTGCTGGTTACCGCTGTTGATAATACAGGGAATACCATAACTGTTAATCGTGGATGGGGAGGTTCTACTACTGCTCGATTGGAAGATGATGAACCGTTAGTTATTCTAGGCAATGCCAATGAAGAGGGCGCAAAGCTGCGTGAAATTAAGACAACCGAGCCTGTAAAAAAGACTAATTATACTCAGATTTTGCGTACTCCTGTTGGCGTCACCAATACTCTTGCTGCCACCTCTACCTACGGTCCGAAGGCGATGGCGTACTATCGCCATTTGGACGGTATAAACCACGCTATTGACATGGAGCGTACCATGTGGCTGGGCAAGAAAGGCAAGGATATACATAACGGCAAACCCCGGAGAACCACCGGCGGCATCCTTGAGTTTTTAACCGAAAACGTGTTAGATGTCTCTGCAATCACCGGCGGTCTGACTGAACAGGCATTTACAGAATGGCTGGAAGATGTGTTCAGGTACGGTTCCAGTGAGAAGATTCTATTTGCCTGTGGACGCCTGTGCACTATCATTGACTTGTGGGCGCAGAACAAACTGAAGACTGTGCCTGGAGAGAGGACATATGGTGTTAAGGTCAAAGAATATGTCTCTTCACACGGCACATTATACATTGTGAAACACAAACTCTTTGAGGGTCCTGTCTATGGTGGTATGGGCGTCATCCTGGACATGAACAATGTCGCCTACTGTCCGCTGAAAGGCAGGGATACTAAGCTGTTGACCGCACGCCAAGATCCGGATGAGGATGCCGTAAAGGATGAGTACATCACTGAGTTTGGGGTAGAGGTCAGACTGCCGAAGACCCACGCCATCATTAAAGGCGTAGCTTAACTAAAACCATATGCCTGGGGCGTAACAGCCCCAGGCTTTACTTTACTTTTAGGAGGGAGAAAAATGGCTAAGTTCATTTCAAAGTACAACAACTATCAGGTGCTAGTAAAACCGACATATATGGAGGTTAAAAATGGTATTCCAATACTAAATCGGGGAGAAAAGATTGTATTTGAGAATGGGGAATATGTAACTGAGGACAAGAAAACCATTGACTTTCTGCGGAAACACAAGGCCAATGGGATTGATTTCATCGAGGTCAAGCTGGAAGAGCGCGGCAAACAGGCGGAGGTTAAGCCGGAGGTGAAATAATGGGCAAGATATTTGGAATTTCCGACATTTTAAATGCGGTTTTTAACCGAGATGCAAATAAATTGAAGGTTGAAACAGACCTGCAAATAAATGAGGACGGGAGCGTTCCTGTTGAACTAAAGGGCAGTTTAGTTCAAAATGCTTTCGAGATTATACCCTCTGATACTGCCGACCTAACACATGAAACGATTGCAATTTATGTAGGTTTTGACGGCGATCTAAAAGTTGACCTTGTAAACGGAGAAACAATCACGATGTACAATTTAGCCGCCGGAGCATGGCATCCTATAGCCGCTAAAAAAGTCTATGCAACAGGTACAACAGCAACCTACATACTGGGGGCGTATTTGATATGAAACTAGGAATTGGAGTAAATCTATTCAAGCGGCAAGAACAAAAGGGTATACCTGTCAGGGATGGGCTTGTGGCTGAATACCGCTTTGACGAAGGCAGGGGACAGGTACTTTGTGACTATTCAGGCAACGGCAATCATGGGCAGTTAGGCTCTACCCGAGGAGCGGATACAAATGACCCGCTATGGACACCACAGGGGTTACAGTTTGACGGGTGGATGATTATGTGTCTTTAGGGACTAGGGTTGCTTTACCGGGAACATCAGGATTGACAGTACATGCAGTAGTTTGCAGTAATAGAGATGTTTTGTATTCAGGGGTTATAGCTGGAGATTAGACTGCTGAACCTTATCGCACATGGTGCGTGTATTATAATTATGATAGAAAATTCCAATTA